CCACAGAATGTGCCAGCGCAAGCACTGAGTACTCCTATTGCATGAGACGAAAAGAGATCAGCTCCACCTGTAAGTTGATCATTATCAACTAATCCATTATCATAGTTAGACCAATCAGTACGTTCAACTCGGGTTCGTTTATAATTAACTTGAAGTTGTCCTGCCATAGCACCGTGAACAGTACATCTATAAGTACCTAATCCACCGGTGCCAGATGTTTGTAAAGAGGTCGGAGTCCAAGTGAGTGTGTCTCCTTGAGAAGCTCCATCATAAGCTCCTTGACCTGTTGCATTATCATACTGAGCACCTGTACTGGCATCGATAATTTCAAGAGGATGCGATGACCCTGCTGTGTTAACGAGTTCAAGTGTATCACCAGCATATATGTTAATTGCCGGATTCAAAGCATTAGTATGTGTAGTCGATCTGTCAGTGCCTGATACTAACCAACCAGTGCTACCATCAGGAGTAAGTGTAAGTGAATATGTTTGTGCTTCACCTAACACTCTTGAAGCATCAGAACCTAACATAAAGTCGGGATGCGTAAGCCAACCACTATAGCTAGAAGAAGGCTCACCAGCTTCAACAGCAACAACATCTACATAAGCGCCTGAATAGTTTTGTCTTACATTTGCTGTAACTCGAGCGTCTTCACTTAAGTTTGTAAAAAAACCTACCTCACCCGAACTTTGTGTTACTGTATCAGGATCTGCACTACCTGTATAGTAAAAGCTTGTACTGCTAAAACGAGCTCCAGGCAAACCACCGGGAGATGGAATAGTTCGTGTAACTAAATCTGCTTCACGATCAGCAACAGGGCTCGAAGCAGGATACTCAGTTGGTTCAATAGGAAGATCGATTTCACAACGAATTACTCGATCGTCTGCTACGAGTATGTTAACTTCGTCTTGAGTCAAGCTCATTAAGATGAGACCGTCGAAGTTGTTTAGATTACTTTTTACAGTCATCCCAGCAGCAACGCTGCTTAAAAACGCCGGTTCATCTGTTCCAGGCTGTAATATAACTGTATAGTATTGCTTATCCATTTTAGTTATCTTCGAGTTTGAGTACAGTAAACGTAACGTCTATGTCAGTAGCACCGCCCGTGTTATTCGTAACGGTAACTGGCATAACTGTTTCGCCATCGTCAATATATCCGTATATTGCTGGTGTAACTTTAAATGTTGTGTTAGGTGAGGTTGCAACAAACTCAGCAATAACACCTGCACCTTCCGGAGGATCATCGCTCACTGGTCGAGATAAGTCAGCAGTTCGTGATGCTGCATCTGAGTAAATACGAATACGACATTCTTTTTCAGCAACAACTGTATAGAGGGCGTATGATTTACCGAGTGTAGTAAAGTCAACCGATTGGTTACCAGTAAATGATCCAGTATTTTTGAGTTCAGTAACTCGTGAAAGGCTACCGCCGCCACCACCACTGCTCGCTGATGGGTCAGCAATAACAATATCACCGATCATTCCACTATGAACAGTACAAATATACTTGTATGTTCCACTGATATTGCCGGGAACCTTCCAATAAAGAGTTCCTTCATATTGACCTTGTGCAGCTGAGCCTACTGACTTAGTACCGTCGTTTGCGTAATGAACAAGACCTGTATTATAAGCTGTTGTACCATCAGGCTGTCGTATTTCAAATGGGTGAGATGAAGTAGCACCATTTAATTCAAAAGCAACAGTTTGACCTGCAGTAACATAAACAGTAGGATTGTCACCGGGCAATTGATCCATTGTATATCTTGAACTGTCTGGTCCTACAACATAATAAGTTGAAACAGCAGTTGCTGCCATATCATGAAGATCAAGGTCAGCCATATCAACTTCTGTTAAGTCAGCAAGAGTACTTGAACCACTTGATGCTGTAAGCTGACCGGCCGATGCAGTCAATCCTGAGCCTGCGATTGCTGCAACTAAATCGACTATCGATTCCTTTTTAGAATTACTACTATCGTCATTATCGATAAAGCCAATAAAGTCACTAGCTACATCAATAGTACCAGCTGATAAACTATTCAGATCAGTACCACTACCACCGCCGCCACCTGAAGCTGCAATTGTAATTTCATTACTGTTAGGATCACCTGTAAGAGTAACATTAGCTCCTGGGCTAATCGTTAATGTGTCAGTCGCACTAGCTGCTTGTAATGAAACACCTGCAATAGCGATTGTAGCAAAAGAGTTCGTACTGCTTCCTCCACCACCCTGTGCAACCCAAGCATAATCAGAACCATCCCAACTTAATACTTCATTATTTTGTGCAGCTGAAGTATTAATGTGTGCATCCACATCACTGTTAGTGTATGAACTACCACCACCGCCGCCACCTTGAGCTACCCAAGTATATGTGTCATCACCATTTGCTTGTAAAACGTAGTTTGCTGCTTCATCGTTTGTGATAGCACCATCATAAACAAATGGAGATAAAGGATCAGTATAGTTTGTTATGGCTCCAGCTGAGGTGTCCGCGAGTAGCTTACGCCACTCACCGTGAGCATAGTACAATGCGCCAGTATCATGAGCGTGGCCTATTGCGCCATGATATACCGAAGCATCAACTGCTAACAGGTCAGCTTCTGTGCTATACAGAAACGAGATTTTATTCGGTTTGCCGGGATAGTCGATATTCAGGTTAGAGTCGAAAAGACTAACCGGTGAATTTCCTCCCGCTGAGAAGTATAACTCATTAAAGTTATCGTTGACTTTATCGAATGCGTTTCTTAACGGATCGCCTGTTCCGTCATTTGCCGTTGATCCGATTCCTATTGTTTGCTTGGCCATAGCAGGTTTTCCTCAGAATTGTTAAAGTATTTATATACTAATATGTTATCTTGTAGTTATCTTCGAGATAGTTGTTAAGCAACACTCGCATATCCGGTGATACTGTGTGACCCACGTTATCATTCATGAATATGGTATTGCCATAGTCTACAATATTACTGTTATTACCGAATGGAACACCTGCTGATTGAACACCTCCAAAGCCTAATGCACCAGCAAATCGATATGCTGAATTAGGAGCAGTAAGGAATGTCATTCCTACGAATGTTCCTCCGTTATATGGAACGACTGTATCGTTGACGCCATTCATTTGAACAAGTCGTCTTTGCGGAATTGTCGTTACCGGAGTATCATATCCATCATTCAGGTATGCATCACCTGTAAGCTCTTCATTAAATGGATAATAGAATTGTCCACTACGATATTGATCTGTATTCGTTTGCGATATCATACAAACAATTGTATCAATAGCTGGATCACTAATTTCAACAGCGGCTCTTAATGCAAGAGCACCACCGTTACTTGAACCTACAATACGAATCTTAGTTTCATCAACATTAGCATATACCTGAATGTTTGAAACGAGCTCTGTTAGCATTTCAATGTCAGGACCATTCGATGATTCGTTACTAATGTTCCAACTATTTTGATATCCATCAACACCGATTAAGATGTGGCCAGGTAAGTCGCTCGTAAATTGAGAGACCATGCCGGCACCATTGCCGCCGTTACCGTGTAGTAATATTGCTACAGGGAAAGGACCTGTTCCACTCGATGGTAATTGTACTGTAGTCGAATAAATGTGGAGACCCTGTGACCAGTTCTTAGTAATATCTAAAACAGTGTCGTTTGTAAGAACCAGTCCGCCGGTTCCTCCAGGAATATGATCGACAGTTAAATAATTACTATCAACTGTATAGTTCGTTACGGATGCTTCGATATTCGTTACATCTGCAACATCAAATGGGCTACCTGTACCATCATCATTAAACTTACGATAGAATCGTGGTTTTGTCTCTGAATCGACTTTCACCTTATAGATGAAGTCACCGAACATTTTGGTTCCGGCAAGGTGAACATTATCTCTTAGTAAAGATTCATATTGTGATTTAGCAAGAGACGATTTAATTTGGTATGAATATTCTTGGAAGAAATCACTGTCTTGTACTCGCATACCAGCTTCATAATATTCGCCATCAGGTTGGTAACCATTTAAGTGAGACGAGAATGAAGACCAATATCCTGCAGTCTTTCCTTGTGTCAGTGTTCGTATTGTTCCACCGGCACGTACTTCATTAGTGTCTTTTGTTTTTAGTGTACCTATTGCCGAGTCAACGTAACCAAATCCTGAATTTGATATTGCAACTTCTTTAATTTTACCAACTGCAAAATCTGTAATCGCATTAATCTGAGCATTATCGCCGAGTACATCTCGATCATAGTCAAGTGCTGCACCTGCAATAGGAACAACAATTTGTCCTTTCTGAATTCCGTCAGTGTTATTAAACCCGTAATAATCGAATGGTAATACACTAATAAATCCATTTACATTATCAACAACTTGTACTAAACCTTGAACGTTAGTATTATTTTGCGTAATGGTTTCGCCTACACTAAACGTACTTGCTTCACCGGGATCATCAAATCTAAGTACCTGATTACGTCTTTGTAGTCGACTAAAGATCTCGTCTTCAGCTCGAGCGAATACTTGAGTTTGATAATTGCTACCTTTACGAACATTATTGAAACTACCAATTCGACCTATCGTAAATGGTTGTACATTAAACGCTTGATTCAATGGTGTCGTTAACGTAACCGGTGAGGCTGTACCAGACATTGGAGCGGTAGCTTCATAATCTGCAGCATCTAATTGAGTCGTAATATGTGGAGCAATTAAGTCTGTAATAATTGAAACTTGAGATGTGTTCGTTAAGTTTCCTACAATAACATCGTTTTCATCGTCACCACCATCAGGATAAAGTGGTCCAGGCGATGTAGCATTGAATGGACTAATCTCGATAGGTACTACTTGGAAATTGGTATCACGATCTAATGTATTAATTGTACGACTTAAATCGAACTCTTGGCCAGCTTGTGATTTTACACCTAATAGATCTTCAGTCTGACCTATTACGATTGCTTCATTACCACCCGAGTCTCGTAATCTTTCGTAAGGTATGAATTGTAAATTAGGATTGTCTACAAGTAATGTTTGTGTTGAAACCTGTAAACGAGTATTATCAATAGTATATCCATAACCGCCATCGTCAATCTCGTATCGTACATCACCGGATATTAAGTTACTTACATCTGTAACAATACACTCACCACCATCACCGAATTGAGATGTAATAGTGAGTTGATCTCCTATAGAGTTTCCTACGGTTGCATCATCAGAATTCTGATCAACTTCAAAAGCACTCAGTGAGCCAGCAACACGACCAAATACAACGCTTTCTCCATTTACAACTGCAATGACTTCGTCGTATCTTTCAAAGTTACCTTGCACTTCATCAATATAAATGATAGGAGTCTTGATTCCATTCAACATAATAAAGTTGACTTTACTTACAGCAGCCTTTGCGCCAGAAGTACTTCCTTCAATATTCTTTGAAATTAAATCAAGGTAAGTATACACCTTTCCTGATACTGATCTAAATCGATTATCATTAGGAATGATTTGTAAATAGACACCGCGTCTCCATTTACTATTCGACACCTTCATCATCTTATCAGCTGGATAAACAATATCGATATCAAATTCTTGGAAGAAAATTGAGAAGAATAATTCGATACCAGCAGGTGTACCCTTACGTCTATAAAGATCGAGAACGTTTTTAACTATAAAGTTTATTGTACTTTCTTTAAGAGGAAGGTCATGTAGAAACTTATTTTTAAAGAATAGAAGTAATTCAGCAAGCGTTGTGTCAACATCTCGGTATTCAAATAGTCGACGAGAAACATACAGAGATTGATTACTCTGCGTTTCTAAAAATTTGTAATAGTCTTCAACAAGAGCAACAAGTTCTGGACCATTCTCTTTATAGATGCCCGGAAACTGTTCCTTTATGAAAAAGGCTATATTCTTTTCGACTTCCATTTTTACACCTTAGTAAATGCTAGAACCTGTTCCTATACCAGATGAACTGACTGTTCCTACTGGAGTTGCGGTATTAATAACCGGTGCTGCTCCTTTTTCTTCAAGTTCCATCGTGATTTTGATATCAGTATCTCGTAAAATAAACACTCGCCCTTTCGGAGAAGTGTAATCACTATCCTTAAGTCGAGCCATAATCTTAATTGCGTTTCCAGTATATTCTTCGGTAGTAAAGCGATTGAGCTTAACTTCACCAGTACTATAATCAACAGTACCGGCACTGGGATTAATAACTTGAGGATTGTTCATATCATCGGTCACTGTCATCATATTGCCAAGTCCATCGTCTTGCAAATAAACACATGTACCATTTACATCGAATGGACTACTTCGTATAGCTGACTTATAATTGTCAAAGCCGTTAGTGCTACGGAAAGGATATGGTCTATGTAATTCGGCTTCAAATCTAAACGTTGGATTCGTAACCATATTAATAACAGGTGAGTACTCAATGATAGGTAGAATTTCAACATCAGCACTTAATATGCCTGCATCAACATCACTTACTATTCCAGTCAATACACTACTTCGTAAAGTTCGATTAAAGTCTTCAAGATTCTCTGTAGCATAAGTGCTCAATGCTGCCCGTGCCATACTCTCAAGTTGTGCTGCACTCTTTTCAGTATTCTTAAGACTATATCGTATTGCGATACTTGCATCAGCATATACGTATTTTGTTTGTACAAATATGGGTTCGATTCCTAGAGGACTCTTATCTCTTAAGAACGTAACATAAGCATTTGAAAGTGTTTTAGATATTAACTCGCTTTCACTGCTGAGATAAACAGAGATTGCAACCTTACCAAACTGTGGAGGATCAAGCTGTTCACCACCATAAGCAGAAACAGATTTAATATCGGGGAATTTTTGCATGAGCAATACTTCATAATCTCGTGAAGTCACAGCTCGCTCTTGTATTTGAAGAGCCTTAGGAGCAAAGTAGCGAATCGATTCTAAAGTCTCTCGTTCTTGACCACCGGCTGCTGGAGTAACAGTTGTACAGCTGATGCTAGCACCTTCTACGAAACTTGCAGTAAATATGTTTGCGCCATTTGCTTCTTCACCTGAACATACACGATATCTTACTCGAACATCTTCGTATTCAAATGGTTGAAGACCAAATTCGTTTTTACCGAAGTAAACCGCATAGCGATCATCAAGATAAGGTTCAATATAGAATACTTTATCAAGAGGTTCTACACCATATATTGTATTTGCTCGTGTAAAGATGTTTTGATCTTCAGTTTCTTCCGCATCTACAAACACGACAATCGAATCAGTATCAACTTCGTTGTTTGTTAACTGGACTCGAAGTACTCCATCAGCATCAATAATAAATCCTTCACGAGTAAAGCTAGCTAGCATTTGACCTTCGTATAGACTTACGTCTTGAGCTACATAAACACCTGGTTCAGTTCGCTTTGCAACATAGGTTTCGTTAGTAACAAAATTAAATTGATCACCTTTAAACGTAGAACCAAAGTTAGTATATGTAGGAATAGTAAGTGTTGAAGGACCATTTTCTACGAGTGAACTATCTTGAATACGAACATTAACGACTGCAATCGCGCTCTTACGAGATCTTGGTAGATAGTTAAGCTCTTTAGCATGAGAAACAACACTATTCTTCATTACAGCAGAATCAAGGAACATCTCGTTGATTGCCATATTCGTATAGAAGTTATTCTGAAAAGTATTATATGCTAGTACATCCAACAGAGCGCTCATGTTCGAGCCTTCAAAGTTATAGTCTTTGAATTGTGTCTGGGTTGCTAGGTATTCTCTTAGCTGAGCTTTTACTCCATCAAAGTCGAGTTCGGTGATGGGTGTTTTTACGCTGGCCATTTATCTTATCCTTTCTAAAATAACGTCAAGTTGAATGGGTGTGTCAACATTACGTGTATTAAATCTGACTACAATTGAAACTTTGTTATCATCAAAAATTGATGAAGCTGAAACATCGATAAGTTCAGCTCGTGGCTCATAAGTTTCAATAGTCGATTTGATTCGTCTTTCGATTCGTTTAAGTACTCCTGGTGTTAGATTTTCAAATAACAATTCTCGTATTCCAGCCCCTAAACGAGGCTGCATTAACCTTTCACCAGGATCGGTTAAAATTAAATTTCTAAGAGATTCTTTTACTGCGTCTTCGTCTTTTAAAAGTGCAATGTCTTTTGAGACAGGACTGACACGCAAGTCTTTATGCATGTCTGAATACAGACTTATCTTTTTAGTTTTCGGCGTTATTAGAGTAGCTGTCATTGTGCCATTTCTCTTATGTCAAGGTGTATATAGCCCTTGTATTCTACTACGTGTTTAAATCCACTACGGAAAGCAATCTCGCTAAAACGTTCTAAGTCAAGACCTTCGCTTACTATATCTATAACTAAACCACTTAGATGCGGTGAATCCTTATCCGCACCTATTTCCTCATTGTATTCTTTACTTCGCCATCCAGCCTGAATGGTGAATGTTTGATTCAATTCTTTTTGCACTCGCATCAGGTATACTTTAACATCGAGATCAACTCGAGCGTAACCATCAGGACCAAGATCTTCTATCCAGTCACCTTGTACCTTAATCCTTTCGTCTTCACCTGCCATTACTGATCCGCAACGAGGAAGGTCTTGATACTCTTCTTTCGTTATAGGCGGTACAACAACCGGTTGGCGATTGCTTGGAGTGATACGAGGTTCACCACCTGTACCATCCCAGAGTTCCTTTAGACTATTTATCTTATCATCACGAGCTTCTGGAGAATAACGGATCGCGCCGGCCGCTATCGCAGTAGATGTTCCTATTTTACCCATGTTTTGAATACGTCTTACAATTCGCTCGTAGTTCACTCCAAAGTTATCTAGAGGACGATTAATATCTTTAATGAGAGCTTCGATACTTGCACCGAAAGCACATATACGAGCTACCATTAATTGTACACTCTCAAGATCAATATTTTCAATTTTACTTACGAAGTAATCGATACCAGCTTCAATACGTTTTATGAAATCCTTTTCATTATCAGGAGAAAGAGTTGTACAAGATAACTCGCGATAAGTCATAATTTCTTTTACTGCTTTAGTACTTGCTTGCTCAAGTGTTAATCCTAATATGTTAAAGTTTTGAATTGCATCTCGAACATCTTGAATCACTGCATTAATAACAGCTACAATCTTCTTTCGTATTTCTGCAATTAGTTTATCAATAATTTCTTGTTGAACAAACTCTGCGAAACTTTCATAGCTTCGAACCTTAGCTATAAACTCTGCGGCATCTGTAAGTAGTCCGTCGATCGTGCCCAATAAAGAATAAAAAGAATCAATTGCACCGAAGAACTGTTGTAACGTATTACATATTCCACCTAATATACTATCAGCAAAAGAATTCTTATAGTAATTATCCATTTCTCTTGCGAGCTTTTCGTAATTATTTGTATTCGTAATCTGATCAGGTGTATAGTTATACTCTTGCATGAACTCGGCTATTTCGATATTCGTAATATTACCTCTTACGTATCGATCACTTAAGTCATCGTATTCACCAGTATAGCTTTGTTTAAAATCACCATTAATAAATGGAGCAACTTCGTAAAAAGCATTTCCATAACGATTAAAAGCGATTTGTACCGGATTACGTTCTGCATCTTGTTTAATGTTATCTGCAATTTCTTTTGCGATTGCATCAATCTGATTTTCATTATAGACGCCGTTTCCGTCGACAACAGGCCCAGCAACTAATGCTAAATTATTTAGTGTGGTTTGATCTGTTCTATCAATACATTTAGTTGCCATGTCTTTTCCTAAATACTGATTAGCGGTTTGTCAGCTGAATCATCAGCTTCTAAGTAACCCATCGAATATCCCTTAGCGTAATATCCGTCTTGTACAATGCCGGGAACTGGTTGGCTTTCAGCCGGTGGTTCAGGCATTTGTACTATCTCAATTCCGTATCCACCTTCAGTAAGAGCGCTTATTGTTCCAAGTACGTCGAATGGAGTACTAATTACGGAAGAAGCAAACTTAGCTAAATCCTTTCCGTTTCCTGACGGGAATGCAACACCAGTAATTACACCAGGAGCCGGTACAGGTGGAACAACAAGAGAACCACCAGGAGGAATAATTGCAGGCACACTACCTACTGTAGGTATTGTTACTGGAATAATATAACCAGCTCCATAACTTACAGGGCCACTGGGCAGTGGTGCACCAAGTACAGTAAAGTTACCAAGCGCTGAATTTACAGCGACTGAAGCATTTACTGTTGCTGACATAACAGAAGTAGTAAATAATCCAGTACCAGCATTGATTGCGGCTGCATTCCATATACCACTAAAGCTTCCGTTAGCCGCAGCCATTTGTACACCTAATGCTATAACATTAAAGCCAGGCGTACCAGCGCCTCCACTGAACGGTGTTTGTGTTGTAGGTATTAATCCAAACGCAGTATTATTAATACTACCCATCGCATAAAAATGAATATCTTGAGCAGTTGTAATTCGTGCAGCTTTATTTGCGTAAGCACTCCATGTAGTCAATGCAGTATTTTTAATATTACTTGAAACTATGTTAATTTGCGTTTCGGCTTCCATTTGGATTTCTTTTTTACCAAATAGAGTCATAGCATTCAAAGACTCGAGCTTCATTACAGAACTACGAGCTTGGAATAAACCACCGGAGTTTATGTTTGTAGTCTTACCAACACCGAGTTCGTAATTACCTTTTACATGAAGCTTATAGTCACCTTCAACTTCTTCGGTTTTATGACCTTTCACATAAACGTGAGCATTACCATTAATTGTAACTACACTATGTTTAGATGATTCATGCCGAGTTTCATTTGTAACTTCGTAACGATCACCTACAGCTTTATCTGTACGAGTACCACCTGAATCAATTTGAAGGAATGATCCACCACCCTGACCACCATGATAAATCATAATACGTTCAGCGCCAGGTGTATCATCGAGTTCGATTACATGATGCGCAGTTTCGATAACTCGGTTATAAGGATACTTAGCAGCATAAGCTGATCCAGGTTGATCCCAAGTCTTATCCGTAGTACCAACTTTATTATCACGAGAACGATTCGTATTTACCTTTTCAAAGTAAAGCTCATCCGGTGGACGATCAAATTCTTCAACACGAGCATATCGAGATCTTTGGTGTAATCCATAATCATCAGGCCTGAAGCCTTTTGACATAGGATCATCTTTACCCTTGTCAGAAATTACACCGTATCCGTCTACCGTAGGATTCATAGCTTCAGCATATTGAGAAGGTATTAAGCCTATGATAAGTGGATGCTGAGCAGCTCGCCCATCCATAAACATTCCAAGAACAAAGGAATTCAAAGGCGGTAATGGATAGTTAGGATCGTAATCTCCTGCTATACAAACACACCAAGGTAGATCCTCAGTATCGATGTTAGAATGTTCTCCGTGTACACTCAGGGCCCGTACGCGTACTCGTCCTTCGTTACGAGGATCAACGTTATCTTCTACGACTCCGACGAAAAACATCGGGTTTGGTAATCCCATTCCTTGCATTATGTAGGTCTCACTTTATTCCAATCGTACTTAGTTAATGTTAAGTCCGTTTTGAGTATTCCGTTAACCATTTGGTGTGTTACACTACGTACCAAATAGTTACCGCTTAATTGTCTATTCTCTTCTGATCCGTCGCCAGATGCGTTTAATTTACGAGCATTTAAATTCAATACTTGTCCGCACTGAATATCGAGTCGGCCTTTCATGTGTACAGAAATCTGAGTAGCATTGAGGTGATGAGCGTATGCAGTTTGATTTTGTACAATTTCTCGATAGTGTTGTTCACCTCTTACGACAGGACCTCGGCCACCCCCTTCATCGTCATCATAATCTCGGAATAGCATGAATTGTTTTGCGTTATCCTTTCGAGCTGCTTTATCATGTTTAAATGTGTTTTCGATAAATCGCTCAGTGTGCTTATCTTTTGAAATATCTACTTTACCGCCGGTGGCGTTATATTCTTTTCCACCCTTCTTGACTTCATTAAGATAATTGTAATCGTATCGTTTTGCAGTATGCCTATTCAAATCGATTTCAAATACACTATTTAAATAAGCTCCACCATGTAGTTCGTGACTCACATCAACACGAGATGTATTAGTCAGTTCTTCAACTTGAGTAATTTGAGATACAGCATCTCGTGGATCTAAAGAAGTAAATACTTGGTAGTTAATGTTTTTGATTTGCTTATTATCAAGTGCAGTTTTAATTAGAAACTCGTCTGTTGCAAAATGATATCCATTAAAGTTTTCAAAGAAGCGGAATGAGCATGATGGTGAGTTACGACTAAACGATCGTCCAGCAATAAAATACATGCTTTCACTAGGTGTATATCTTGGAATTGTAAACCGCAACAATCCTTCAGAAGGTTGATATGTAAATGAACGCTTCTTATTATCACTTAGGCTACGTCTTACACCACCAAATGGAAGTACTGTTTTATCAGTTACTATTGGTATACCGGTTTTACAAAAGTATTTTTCAAATACATCGGCCGCAGCAGATGATGCTGGTTTATTTCGGAAAGCGGTAACAACAGTATTCAATGCTGCGTTATAGCTTGTCTGCGTCATAGCATGTAACTTATAAGAAACACCATCATTATTTTGAGTGGTTTCAACTTCATTGATTTTATAAATCTGAAGCTTAAGTTCTAAATTCGTTTGAAGGTCGTGACAGACAATTTGAATCTCTAATTCTTCTTCACCACGAAGAGGAAAGTTTTCTAACACACCAATAGTATCTAAAACTGAAAAGTTAAAGTGAACTGCAGGTGAATCAATCGTTTGTGTTATTTGGAAACGACCTATCAACGCACTAATGTCGATCACAGGAACCTTTTCGTCCGGCTGACGAAAAGGTCTGATCAACGCTTTTACAACGTCAACTGCTGATGGGTTAAATGTTCCGGCCGTTGTCATTATGTCTCAACGTTTAAGTTTTTAAGAAAATCTTTCGAGAGCTGATTTAAATATCGATTATCAAATAAGAATATTTCTCTCTTGTTTTCGTTTAGAGTTCGCTCAAAGTCGTAAATACGATAAGGCTCCCATTCCTCAGGAATAAGACGCTTAACAATAATTTTACGTCCTAGTTCCGTACGAAGAATAACTCTATCTTCTCGTCTTAAGTAAATCGTACGAAACGATTCGGGTGCTAAGATAATTTCATCGACTGCCATTAGTCTTCAAACCTCCTCACGTAGTAAAGAATGTTATCGTCGTTAGTAGGATCTTGTATCCAATCAATAACGGCTTCTCCAACTTCACCTGATTGTGCTGAATATTTTTCAACGAGATAATTCGTAAATGTTCTTTCATCCATAGGCCACTGATGATAAGGATCAATAATATTGTTAGCTAAATAAACAAGCCAAACATAATCGACCGATCCATAATAGAAATCTGCAATGTCTTCTGCTCGTTCTGCTTCTTTCACTGTGTAAGGATAGTAAAGAAACGGATTAGTAGAAACAGCTTTAGCAAAAGCAGTACGTCGAGAGATATCTCTTACTCGCCTACCTTGGTATTCTATGACTGGAAATCTTTCAAAATATTTCATTAGAAGCCTGGCCCTCCTCCGGGAGTATCCTTTCCGCTCACGGCATCATCAGCTGGACCTTTTGGTACAGGATAATCGTCTGATGTTTGGATACTTAATTCTTGGAACGTAATTGAAAGAGAGACTGAGTTAGGTACACCACCATTCATTATCGTAACAAACCCACCTTGACCATAAGAAACAGTTACATTGCTAATCATACAAGGTTTGAATCTTACAAAGTAGTCTTCATTTACTCCTAACAAATTTAAATATACGACAGATGGGTATTTAAGGAATGCTCTACTTAAGCCTGGAACTTCTCCACCATCTTTTCCTGCGGTAACACCTTGAACCGTTGGTAAAGATTTTCTCTTTAAAAAATCGACTATTTGTTTAATTGTATTCGTATCATTCTCATTCGATGGAAACATATCCCAGCTGAATGTAAATTGTCGTAAGTCAACACCACTAAACGTTAATGTTTCTTGTGGGTTTACTGCGGTACCTGCAAAAACACCGATACTCTTTCCAATATCGCCAGGAATAACACTACGACCTAGGTAAGCAGCCATCGCAGCAACCTGACCTTTTCCTAAACCAGAAGCACCGGAAGCCGCAGCATCCAGAAGAGCTTTAGCACCTTCTTCAGCATTACCTGCTCCTTTCACTATACCGCCTAAAGCTGAACCTGCATTTTTTGCTGCGCTCAATGCGGCCTGCACGACACCTGTTGGATTATCAAGTAAATTAGCAACTGTACCTATTGCTCTTTCTGTTAAAAAGTTTCTTTCAAATCCTGAAACACGAATGCCTGTAGCATCGGTTAAAGTAAGAGGAAACGGCAATTCAATATCACCGGCACTATCAACTTCTACTTTACCTGCAAACTTATTTGCTAAACCTGATCCTGATATGCGTTGTTGTTCACCGGCCTTTCCATCAGCGCCTTTCACTTCTACATTAAACACATCACTGAGAACAAACTTACTATAGCTATAATCTTCAAATATCATTTGAAAACCATGCGGAGTAGCTCTACTAGGAAATTGTAGGCTTGCCTGATTTTGTTTTTTTCGATTTCGAACCAATTCTGGTTTGTTGTTACTCATCTTTGTCCCTATTGTAACAGTTATTATAGCTTTTTGAATAAATAACTAAGGATTTCTTTCAATTATTTATATGGAGTAGTGAAGAGAATATTATGGCTTATAGCGGAAGGTTTCGACCTAAAAATCCGGCAAAATATAAGGGCGATCATACTAAAATTATTTATAGGTCTATGTGGGAGTTTCATTTCTTTAGACAAATGGATGAGCACCAAGATGTTATATGGTGGCAGTCTGAAGAAGTAATAGTACCTTATCGCTCTCCTATTGATGGTCGTATGCATAGATATTTTCCGGATGTGATAGTACACATGAAAGATCATACTGGTCAGATCGTAACTAAGATGGTAGAGATTAAACCATACAAACAAACGCTACCTCCTGATCCAAAGAATCGAAATAAGACGAAGACAGGTAGAATATCACGAAGATATTTGAATGAGGTAAAAACATTTGGTGTTAATGAAGCTAAATGGAAAGCAGCAAAGAGTTACTGTGCTGATCGTGGATGGGACTGGGTCATCATGACAGAAAAAGAATTAGGAATAAAGTAAATGGCAAAGATTTTCGACGACATTCTTTCAAAGGGAATACGGCAAGGACAAATTCCTGCTCGTACCGGTGCTGCGAGAGAATGGTATCGAACTCAAGCAAAAGCAATCGCAAAAGCCGGTGGAGGCCGTGGAGTCTCAGGCGAAAGCATGACCTCAGGTTCGAATGTGAAAGGACGTACAACATCATCTCCGCAAATTGGTGGAATGTACAGTTTTCAATACGACGCTAAACATAAAGATAAGCTTCCTTACTATGATATGTATCCTTTGATTTTTCCAATAAATACTGCTAAAGGTGGCTTTCTAGGAATTAACATGCATTACTTGCCTCCTGCTTTACGTGCTCAATTAATGGATGCACTTTATAGTACAGTTACGAATGATAACTATGATGAAAAGACTAAGCTTAAGCTTTCCTATGATGTACTGAATGGAGCTTCTAAATTTAAATTGTTTAAGCCAACAATTAAACACTATTTAACTAAGCAAATGAGAACGCCATTTATATACGTGAATCCTACTGAGTGGGATATTGCTTTGTTCTTACCAACTGCTAAGTTTGTCGGTGCTTCAAAACAGAAAGTATACGCTGACTCTCGAAAAATCATACGAGGATAACGATGTCATTTAACATTAGCAAATTCAGATCGACCTTAGAAAAGTATGGAGGCGTAGCAAAGCCTTCGTTGTTTGAGGTAACGATATCCAAGGATCCTGAGCCAGGATCTTCGATTGATCCAACATTCGAGTCTACCTTCTTTTGTAAGTCTGCAAACTTTCCTGGCATCAGTATACAAAATCAAGTAATGCGTAATTCAACACAGCTACCGCAAAACTTTCCAAGTGCAGTAGACAATCAACCATTTCAGGCAATCTTCTTAGTCGATTCAGATCATCAGATACTAGCATTTTTCCATAGTTGGATGCAAAGAGTTTTAAACTATAGTACTCGCGGCGGTGAGTTTGGAGCTATCGATACTGGATATTCTGGTGGATTGCTACCTTATGAAGTAGGTTACAAAGATGATTTTACTTGTCGTATTACAATGAAAGCATTCTCTACTGAAAGCGACGATGGAAAGTATTACGAGGTTGTAATGGAGCGTTGTTATCCATTCACGCTTGGCTCGCTTGACATGGCTTGGGAAACAAACGATTCATATTTAACTTTACCCGTATCTTTCTCTTATGATAACATTTGGTTCTCAGGTGATCGAGCAGGTAACCCAAGTACAAGAACAAAAGGAATACTTGAAACATTGTCTGATCTTGCAGGCTTTGCTGATACAGTAAAACAAACATTGAAATCAGGTAAACCTACTAGCATCCAAGATGCAATCAATAGATTAACAAGAGTACGTAACTCGTTCAGAAACTTAAGCAATGGGCTTCCACGAAGTGACAAATCCTCTGGTGCAGATAAGAACCAACCTAAGTCAAAAGGCGGTGGAGTTGCACCAGGCGGGTTTTAACAGAATTATATTATAGGAGCAGTACATAATGGCATTACCAAAAATTGACTTACCAATCATGGAGCTTGAGCTTCCATCAACTGGTGAGAAAGTAAGATATAGACCTTTCACTGTAAAAGAAGAAAAGATTCTTCTAGTAGCAGCGGAAAGTAATTCAGCTGAGCAGGAAGTAATTGCTGCTAAGCAAATTGTAAATAATTGTTTGTTTGATGTGAAAGTAACAGAGCTTGCAATGTTCGATTTAGAGTATGTGTTGCTAGTACTGAGAGCTCGTAGTGTGAGTAACTCTATGGCTTTTTCTGTTCGAGATCCAGATACAAATGAGCAAGTTGAACTTGAAATCGACATTGACGAGATTAAGATTTTAAAGGATGAAGAGCATACTAAAGAAGTACGAGTCAATGATGACTACATGCTTTATCTTAAGTATCCTTCAATCGACGAGTTTATTCGTATTGTTCAAATGGATTCAGAAGATCCATTGACGAATTATTATTTGCTAATTAGTTGTTTAGATAAGCTTGCTAGCGAAGACGAAGTATACGATTTCTCTGAGTATGAACAAAAAGATATTGATGCGTTCATGGATGATATGACAGGACAAGTTGTACAGGATATACAAAGGTTCTTTGAGACTATGCCAAGATTGAGGCATGAACTCAAGTATACGAATAGTGAAGGTAAAGAACAAACTTTCGTAGTTGAAGGAATGAAAAGTTTTTTTATCTAATGCTGTGCCATATTAACTTGGGCTCATACTATCAACTCATATTTGCCTTGGCACAGCACCATAAATATTCGATATCAGATGTTGAAAACTTAATGCCCTATGAACGTGACATTTACTTCCAGATGTTGTTAGATTGGATTGAAAAACAAAAGGAAAAGAATCAATGAAAGTAGATCAAGACATGGAATGCTCTTCGATACCTAAGCTAGCTTATCTCGAAAGAGAAACTCGAAAAAGACGAAAGCGTTCAGTGAAGCAAGAATATATTAAAATGAGAGTGTCTCAACTTAAGATCGAGCGTGACAATCCACATAATAGTACTATTGATTCAGAGTGGTATAATCGTATTATACAAGAACTCGAGTGGGCTCAGCAAGTCTTATTAGAAGATGAACAACCAAGTAATTGTTTCATGTATAAAGAACAAAAATAAGTAACGGAGCATAACCGCAATGCCAGAAGCTAAAGGCGAATTATCAGAAGAGACTAAAGCGATCGTTAAACGCTTAACTCGTGAAGGCGAGCTTTTGCGCAACGAGGGTGCACATTCAATTAAGTCAATTAAAGTAGAGTTGACTAAGTTTGAAGGAATCTTCGGTACACTACAAAAGACTATCGACTCTCAAGTTGAAGTATTGCGTCAAGTGACTACTGGTGATGCTGCCGTAAGCGGAGCTCTTGAATCACAGATTGAAATGTTTGAAGCAGAAGCAGCTACAGAAAAAGAAAGACGAGAGCTTGCACGGAGACAATTTGAAAATCAACAGTTGTCTACAAACAACGATCGAGCATCTTTATTAGCCGCTCAAAAGAAACAAGATGCTAATCAACAAGGATTTTTCTCACGCATTAAAAGCGTATTTAGTAAAAAGAATTTCAAGTCTTTATTCGAGAACATTAAGCTTGGTGCAGGTATCGGTATAGCTGCGGTATTAGGTTATCAGTTCTTTAAAGGTTTTGCAGAATCAATGGGAGTTGATGTTGAGAAACTTGAAAAAGCATTCGGTGATGGAATTGATAATTTCGTAAAATTCTTAAAGGATGTAGATTGGAAAAAACTCACTAAATTATTAACTGATCCACTAGCATTAACCGGATTAGCAGCCTTAGCAGCGCTTCCTTCTATATTAAATTTTGGTGCAAATACTGCAATTACTATTGCGGGTCTGAGAGCTTTAATGGGTGGTGGTACTCCTCCTATTGTAGCTCCTACTGGCCCAGGCGGCACAGTACCTATTCCTGACGAGTTGAATGACGATAACGATCCTGATGGTAAGAAAAGAAAGGCCGCGGGTCGAAAGGCTATGATGGGTCGATTTTTAAATTGGCGTACTGCGTTAATAGGAGCGATAGGTACTGGTCTAATTGCTTATAGCGATGAAATAGGTAACATGTTTAAAGATGATGCACAGAGCATATCGAAAGACGAGTTAATGAATACACCTATCACCGAGACCGCTGGCAATTCTAATTTATCAACGGTTGCTGGCTTTGCAACACTAGGTTCCTTCTTTGGTATTAAAGGAGCGTTAGTAGGAGCATTGTTAGGCGGTGCTTATGTTATTGGTAAGAGTTTAGTATCTGCAGTCGATGACGCGGTGAATGATACTGGTGCGTTACCTAATGCGGTTGAAGCAGCAATAAAGGAAGAACAGATACGTCAAGGTGAAGGTCTGAAAGGTGTGAATCCTCGAGGCAGAGCATCGCGAAAAAGACGAGCGGAAGAAGCTGAAACTGTAGAAGAAGCAGCGGCTCGAGTTACTGCACAACTCAACGAAGAAATAGCTGAATCAGAAGCTGCTGCAATCGAACTACAAAGAAAATTAGATGCAGGTGAACTCACTAATCGTAATGCAATCAATGCACCTGGGCGCCTCAAGAGATTAAAAGAAGAAGTTGAATTACGTAAAGCTCAATTACTTCAAGTCAATAATCTGATAACAAAGCGGATGCAAGAAAATCCTGAGCTTGTTGACTATGATCCAAATGCGCCAGGTACACAAACGCTGGAACAGTTTGAGCTGAACCAAGAAACTCGAGCAAGAGAAGCTTATGAAAAGAGTCTTATTCCTGATGGGCCTGGTGAATTTTCGACTCAAGATGCGGTGAATGAGAAAACACAAGAGCTAATGAATAGGCTTGAACAGGGTACAAATCAATCAGGTGTAACGATGGTTGATAATAGTTCTGTTGTTAATGAAGGAGCTAAGAACTTCTTTAATCGATATGAAAACGTATACAATTCTGCAAGTGCAGTATCAATGGGTGGAGATGGTCTAATGCTACCCGGCAATGCATTCTGTCCTATCTCAAGATAAAAAAAAGGGATCCCGAAGGATCCCATAAAACTAGCCTTATTCGGCTGGTTTAGTCGGCGCAGTTCCAGTCTTTTCAGCAACATCTTTAATCAAATTAGATGTTACATCCAAAACACCAGCGGTCACACCAAAGACGTCTGAACCGACACCTTTAACAACACCACCAGTACCATCGATAGTTGCATCGACAGTTGAACAAGCAGACAATACCAATGCGAACATGATTGCAATTAAACGCATGATAATCTCCTGATTCTAGATTACTGGATAACCAGATTCCGGACGCATACCCATGCTAGATGGGCCCCCACTCATTCCACTGTTCAGATCTTGAACAGATATATTTATAGGGAATATTTTAAATATTCTAAAACATTTAGCGGTGTTGTTTCAGTATACGGATCTGTTTCACAGTTATCTGATCTTCCAGGCTCTTCAAATATCTTTTCAACCTTACCATCATCTACAATCATAGCATAGCGCCAAGATCGAGCTCCGAATCCTAGGTTATCCTTACGGACAAGCATATTCATACCTTCAGTAAATGTACCACTTCCATCTGGGATCAAAGTCAGGTTACGTACACCTTGTTCTTTGGCCCATGCATTCATTACAAAGCTATCATTTACAGAGATACAATAAACATCATCTACTCGCAATTTGCGAATGTCATCGTATAAAGCATCAAACCCAGGGACTTGGAAGTTTGAGCATGTTGGTGTAAACGCTCCAGGCAATGAAAAGACTACTACACGCTTTCCAGCAAAATAGTCATCAGTTGTTGGATACGCCCAATCAAACTCATCACCGTCGCGTACTCTCACCTTAAAGGTGACTTCTGGTACTGCTTTCATTATATAAACTCCTATGTTACTCGCTTAGAAACTCTTTAGTATCTATCTTAATTTTTCTTGGCTTTTTGTGTTCAGGAATGACACGTTCTAGGTTAACAGTCAATAGACCATTTGTGAAGCTGGCGCCTAGTACTTTCAAATCATTCGCAAGAGTAAAGCTTCTTGTAAACTTCTTAAAAGAAATTCCACGATGAACGTAATCACCGCCGCCATTGAAGTAATCACCTGCTTCGTCCCAAGTAGAACGAATGGTAAGTACATCTTCTTTAACTTCGATTTCTACATCATTGATATCGAGACCGGCAAGCGCAAGATCAATAAAGAACTCGTCTTCGTTTCGACGTATGTTGTAGGGAGGGAAACCTTGAGAAGGTTGTTGGTGGGGAAAATCCACTAGTCTGTCAAACATTCTATCGAAGCCGACAGTAAAAGGGGTGAGCTGATTAATATTTAATCCAGTCATTGTTATCTCCTATTAAGCAAGATTAAGTTAAATTGTAAGTGTAGTAGGACCCTATCGGCATCCTACCATTTTTATTTATTCAACGTTGCGTTGTTGAGTAAAACTTTTTAAGTACCAGTACTTCCAAGCCCACCATCACGATCAGTTTTTTGAGATGGAGCCTCATCAATTTCTTCAATATCATATTTGAAAACTGGTTCAAGAGCACATTGAGCTAGTCTTTCTCCATGCTCGATACGTACTAAACTATCCGAGATATTATGTAGAATAATATAAGATGGATCGACATAGTCACTATCGATAATACCTGTACCATTCGCTAGAACAAGACCTTTCTTCAGAGCAACACTACTTCTCACATACATTTTAAGTACGTGATCTTCAGGAATATCGAATATAAGACCTGTAGGAACGAGAGCTCGATGCTCTGGATGGAGTAGAAACCCTGTATTGCCAGCAATGATTTTAGTGACAATATTAATTTCCTTATTCCAAGGATTGTAGGCACGAATCATTTGCCCTATCTCAAATGCAGCTTGTACATCAAAACATGCAGATCCCTGTGTTTGAAATTCAGGCAATGTTGCATATTCTTTATCTTTGTAAATCTTCAGCGTTGACATAATATAAATCCTAGTTTACTTTTTTCCAATATTATACTTAACAGTTAGTTCCCAATCATTCTTTTCTTTATACGAAATGATTTTGATTTGGTTTAACGAAGCAACCGGTTCCGTAGTTTTTTCTGGGTCTACGATCTTAATAAGATCCCATTCTTCCAAGAGGTTGACAATCGTATTTCGTCTTGCTTGATCTTCTTCTGTAAACGTATTCTGCTTTCCATCGAGTATGAATAGCTCTTTGAAATGCAAAATAGAATACCTTCCTTTCTTATGAAGGATGTGGCAAGATTGGAATAGTTTTCGATCTTTGCGAGATGAGATTCCAATACGAGTCAGAGTCTCTTTAATTTTGAGGAAGCTATCGGGAGTCGGTAACGTAACTTCAACACCCACTCCTCTAAAAATATCTTCGTTATTCATTATACATATCACCTTTATTCTTATAGTAATTACGAGGCAATGGCCATAACCATACTAAGCTTATTTATAAGATTCATAAATTAGCCACCTGTTATAAGACGTTCATGTACAATCTTCAGGTCATCTTTACTAAGAGCTTTAAGGTGTAATTTAGCAACAGTTCTATTGCACTGATAGACCTGCTGGATTGCATCCAGATCTGAGTTCTTATCAGCTTTCGGCCACTTTGAGAAGCGCTTACGCTTTCGAAGAACAGCTCGGTAATAATCAAACTGTGCACGCCCAAATAGACTGTGTCTTTGATTCATTTCATTTGCATGTAGTATTGTATCTTCGAAATTAGCGAAGCCTCGGTTTACTACATAAGCAGTGTATTGCTTTTCGATTAACTCAGGATTATCTGCGTCACCAATCAAATCTTCTTTCGAGAAAGACGCAGCATTCATAAAATCAAATGGGTTGTAGTCACCCTTAGCCATTAGTCGTAAGCCTCAATACAAAGGGATTCGTTTTCATTAAAACCATATCCCATTGCTTTCATAAATCCTTCAAATACTTCAAGTAGATCATCACGTGACAAATCTTTTTGCATGACATCAATCGTAACACGAGTGTTTACCGATGTTGGGTGTTCATAAGGATTGCATATCAATTGTATGTATGGTTTATCCTCGGATTTGTTAGTATATTGATTATACATTTTTTACCTCTTCAATAGATTTTAACAACTCATCAAAGTCACCGCCACATGATTCGCACATCTTGATCTTAAGTTGACCTTCAGATGTTTCAACTTCGGCAGTAAAAGCTTTCTTCTTTTCGATTTCTGTATAACAAAAGAAGCAGCTAGTG